CCGTCAAGCGGAGTTTTACGAACATCTGATCCTTTAGTGAAAAGGAATTTTGTTTTTGCATTATCAGGGTTAAAATAAATTTCCTCACCAGAGACAATATTCGTCCGTTTCATAGCAGTTTTCATACGCATAGACATACGGAGTTTTCTCGCAAAATACTCAAAGTCTTGGTTGAGATAACTACTCATTTTTTGCCGATTCTTTCGGTTCTTCAGGTTCCGCTATTTCTGCGGGCAAGGTTGTCTTCCACTTTTTAGCCAACTGCCTTAAAAGTGTAATATTTTTTTCATCCAGCACATTAGTACTAACACTATGATACGACATTCCCGAGGTTGCTTTTTCAATAGTGTCCCTTTGGGACAGAAACAATTCGTTTGTCAAACTTGATGCGAACTTTGGGTCAGGGGCTACTACGCCAAAAATGCCGTAATCCCCCTCAAGAAGAACATATGGGATACCTGAAACATCGGCACTCGGGGTAACTAGGGCGTATCTCATACAACACTCGCGACTATATCTTCCAACGCTGAGTCAGCCTTGAGTTTTGGTGGTTTTACAACAAGGTCTGCCAATTGTTTTGGGGTCATTGCTTGCATCTCTCTTAAGCGTGACGACGCCTTTCCGATGTCTGCCTGCATCTTTTCCATTTCTTTCAACTTTTCGGGAGACATCGCCCATTCTCCTATCAAATTACGATCTTTCAGCATCTCGTCAAGTTGACTCAAGAGACGATTTTCCAATGAATCTGCGTCAATTTTCTTTATATCTTGGAGAACTTTTTCAGCATCCTCAACCAGTTTTGCATGCTTCTCAACTGTCCCACCGTGGCGACTATTCAGTTCTTGACCAAGATAACCATATTGAAGACCGCCAGCAAACTTTTCTGCTGTTTCGCTGAAATCAAAAACGTTGAGAATAAAACTATGGTCAATGGGGACTGCGTCCACACCATCAGAGTTTTCAGCAAAAAGGATGTTTCCGCTATGCCTGTCACCATTAGCCATAGCAATATCCATGATTTGCATATGGAGTAGTTTGCGACTGTCCACCTTTGCCAATGTTTCAGGGGTGGCAGAGAGTATTTGTCCCTCATATGAGTTGTGAACCAAATCGGTTACTACTCCCATGGCTGCCTGTGTCGGGGATGCTTGAACAACTCGCAAAGATGAAGATGGATACCCAAAGTCTTCTGTCATGGAAACAGCAAGAACTTCGCTCGCTGGCTCATACCATCGGGATGCTCCTCCCTTGGTCAGAGGGGCATTGCTTAACGGGGATTTTTTATCCCAAAGTTGTGTGCGTGAAGCGTATTTAACGCCCAACATTTGACCTGTAGTTCTATCACGCAAGCGGTTCATTCCAACCACTCCCCCACCAGTGCCAATAAGTTCAAACCTCTTCAGTTCCGCAATGTTCCCATCCTCGTCGTAAACATCAATATTTTCTAGGATTGCGTCAAGAACCAGAGTGTCGCTGATTTCGTTCAGTTTCCCGCCATTAGCGATATGTTGTGAAGCCTTTTCACCAGTATCAATGTTTTTATCCACGCTAGGTAAATCACGGGCAATGTTCCTACCGTTGGCATCAGCAACACCAATTTGTGGGTCAAAGTCTTTAGCCTTGGCAATAGCGCTGTTGCCTTTCTTGAACCCGCTAGGGGATTTGACCACGGGTGGATCAGCCTTTGGATCGTCTTTTTTATCTTTGCGACGCTTTAATGTCGCTAAGAGGAAATTCTTTGCATCAACGGTGGCGTCTCGTTTAATCTTCCCCGCTACTGCTTCCAACTGTTCTTTTTTCTTGTCAGATATTTTCCCGCGCCTATGAAGCGAGTCAGTAGCAAAGTCCAATAGTTGCGCACCGCCAGACTTCAATAAAACCATACCGAAAAGCGTAGATTGTGTCATTGAATCTGAACCATCTGCGTACATGTAATCCATTGTTTGCAGGGCAATCATCGCCGCTGCTTTTGAACCATTTTTTACTTTTTCAGATTTGAAAATTACCCGAGCGCCATCAATCAATTTTCCAGCCATGGAAGCCGCCCCGCGTGCTGCTGATTCAGCAGAAGGGGTGAGGCAGTTGGACATCTGCATGTCGGTGAACTGATTTGCGTTAGGTGTACCGGGTGGGCATCGCAACTTACCCAAAGAATCAACTATCACCCCCGCAGCACGCGCCGCTCTATGACCAACAGAGGTTAACTCTGGTCGGTCTTTTACAGTAGGTCCAAGGAAACCTTTGAACAGCAAAACATTCTCTTGAACAGCAGCAACAGATTTGCGGTATTCTGCAACTCTCTCGTTTGCGTCAAAAGCGCGAGACGATTTAATCATCGCCTCAACCAACTATTTGTCGCTAGATTCTGACGCTTTGTTAAAGAAAGAAAGTGGAACAACATCATCATCCTCTGCATCTTTTTTCTTAGAAGGCTTTTTCGTTTCCACTTTGGTTTCTTGTGCATCCTCAACAGGTTCATCAACGCTGATCTCTACTGATGCAGGTGTTTCAACTTCCAACACTGCTTCTTCAACGACAACTACTTCCTCTTTGACTTCAACCTCAACAACAGAAATCTGAACTTCAGGCGTCTCAACTACGGGCACTTGTTCTTGTTTTGTGTCAAAAGCAAGACCAGAAGTGTTCACTGAGTCAAAAGGTTGGTTTTCTTTTTTCATTAAATGTCGCCAAGACCTGTTTCAATTTCAAGCATTTCAAGTTCCATCAAACTGCTTAGGAACTCTTTCGCTTCGTCATCCAAAAGAGTCTTTTCTTCCGACCATTCGGCAGGAATCATGTCTTCTTTGTCAAGTTCCATTGCACGCTTCTTGATGTGTGCTTTTGCTTTTTCTTTATCTTTTGCGCGACCGTAAGACATGATTGCGTTCTTCAAGTCTTCTTCGTCCTTGATTGGGTATGAGCCGTCTGGCAAAGCCATTCCGCCCTTAGCCATTTCGTCACGCTCATCTTCGCTGTACATTGCCTTAAGGGCAACGTCGGCTACTTCTGCATCAATGTCTGCGGCTTCTTCAGGATCGTATTCATCAAATCCGAGGATTTCACCGTCAACACCAACATAAACATCGTATGACTTTCCGTCTACGCCTTCAATTTCTACAGCGTAAGCGTCGTAACCGTCAAACATATCTGCGTCTACAGAAACAACTTCGCCTTCAATTGACTTGGTTGCAATATCTGAAGCCTCACTGAACGAGATTACTTTTTGTCCGGGTACGGTTGCTACTTCACCGATCAAATCTTCATTCAAAAGGTGCCAGCCCATGCACTCGCCTGACGAACCGTCAAAGTAAGCCTCAACTGGCTTTCCATCTTTGCGTTGAACATCAACAACAAAAACATCAACTTCGTCTGCGTAGCCAGAGTCAAGAACTTTTCCTGCGAACATGCTCTCTGCCATTCCTTCAATTTCAAGAAGACTTGGCATTGTGTCTTGTTGTTCACATCCACCTGGGCATGATGCACAGATTTCTGAACCACCCGCATAGACGCGACGCTCAATGGCGCAAACAAAAGCAAGATCGTCGTAGTCAGCAGACTTGACACCCATTGTTTCCATGCGCTTAGCGCGAGCCTTCTTGCGTTGCTCCATCATCTTTTCAATCTCGCTGTACATCTTCTCTTCTTCATCATCAAGATCTTCAGGCATGTCTTCTTCGTCGTCTTCTTCTTCCATATCCACGACTTCAGTAGGCTTCTTTTTCTTTTTTGCAGGAGCAGGGGTCATTCCCTCTTCCATCATTGCGAGATCTTCTTCCATCTTTGCTCCCTTTTCGTCTGAAGCGGTAACCCACTCAGATTTTTCGGTTGCTACTTCTGGTGCTGCGTCAGCAGGTACGGCTTCTTCCGTTTGCGTGACAGCCTTCGCTCCACACTTGCCACAAACTTTTGCGCCGGGCTTGTAGCCACATTCTGTTAACTCCAAACCTTTGGCGCATTCAATTCCGCCGTCTGCAAGAAGTTTTACTGTTGGTGTTTCGCTAGCCATGTTCGTGGACTCCTTGTAGTGCATTGTTTTTGCAATACACTTTGTTGGATTAGAGCAAACAGAGCATGGCGTCAAGCGTTTATCGCCTGACATCAGACACTGATATTTTGCTGTTTTTTGTGGTAAACCTGTTATTGAAGTATAACCCATATTAGTGTTTTGTTTTTGTTACAAATGGAACAGTCTTAAAAACCGTTTTTTTATTTACATTGAGTCCATGATGTTGAGCAACGCATCAAATGCTTCGTCCTCTACACCATCAATCTCAACCATCACTCCGTCCTCGGTGACTTCTGATTTGATTTGATAATAATCCAGAATTGGATCCAAAAGTTCTTTGACTTCGTACAGTGATCGTTCAGCAGAAGAAACCATGAGAGTTTCTTTCTCATCCAAGGACAATGACTTAGCCTCAATCTCTGAAGCCACACCACCTGAACTCAACACTTCCTTGAGAAGGTTGAAAGCGTTCTGTAGTTTTGTCATATTCCGTGAACTGATAACCCGTCCTGCTTTGACTTCAATGTCTTCATCGGCGTCTTTGCCCATGAGTTCAGCAATAGCCGCCATCAGCATGCCCATCATCTGCTTAGGGTCTTTGCCTCCGCCACCGCAACCACAGTCATCATCGTCGTCAGAGTCTTTGTAGTAAGGCATTTCCATAACTCCGCCGTTATCGTCATCGCCTTCCATGACCCAGTTTTTCTTATCTGCCATGTAGTTGATGAAGTCAGGCTCATCATTCATGAATTGCTTCAGAGCCTCATAAGCCTTTTCGTTGCCCTCGTCTTCGTTCTCAAACTCAACATCTTCCATTTTCATGGTTTCTTCTGTTTCATCTGATTCAGCCAAACGGTCAGCCATAGCCTCCATCATTTCGTAACCCTTTTCCTCAGAGTCAAGGAAGTCAAATATTGACTTAATTTCTTCTTCGGTCATGGTTTCAAGCGATTTGCCGGGCTTGAGTACTCCCCTAAGACGGTTATTGAATTCGTTGTCGTCCCAGTTCAACTTGCGTAGTTTGCCACGACAGTTCTTCATGCCCGGATGATGACATCCTTCGTTCGGCCAGAGACCAGTTGTTTCATGGTGAAGCCAAGCGCAAATATTGCTCAACGGGTAAAGTTCAGGGTGGTTGGCGAGAATCACACGGCAACGGCGGAATCCGCCCGGCTTGCGCATGATTGGGCGCCAGTAGCGGAGCAGTTTTTCAAGGTTTCCACGACGAGGACCGTATCCACGGGTACGGGCAGTAACAATTTCTTGAGGAATGATACCGCCAAGTGGGTCAGCCTTTTCAGGTGACTTTGGTTTTACGCCTGCTGGTACCTGTGGATCTGCATCAAGGTTGTATCGGTCTTCGTACCTGCGCTCAGCGTCAGAACCGCTTGGCTTGTCTCCATCAACATTGATGTAAACAACCTGTGGCTTGACCCTTGTGGCTTCGCCGATCATAAATTGTCCATCTTCGTAATGATACGAAACGCGCATCGTGATGATGCCTTGACCTTCTACACGGTGGTCAAATATCGCGCTATTTGCATCTGATTCACGAATCCGTACTGCGCCACCAAACTTCTTCGCTAATGCAAGTGGGAGGTTGGCTTCACGACTGCGGTTTGGCATAGGTGCATCAATTGCGTCATCGTCTTGTTCTGGCTTTGCTTCTACTTGTGGCTTGTTGCGTTGCATATTGCTTGCCATGAAGCGTGCAAGAAGCGAACGACCCGCTTCAGTAATGTTGCCATTTTCTTCTCGCATGTAACCTTTTTCGTCGTTGCCTTCAAACGACTTGATGGAAATCGTTCCCGTAAGTTGGTTTGCGCCATGAAGAACAGGGCTTGCTTCGTATAGTTCTACCTTCTTCAATACGTTTGCTTGGCGCTGTGGGTCAAAATCGGCATCAAGGGTTTTGTAGCCAATTGACCACTCTTGCTCTTCTCCGAAGAAAGCAACATCGGCAAAAGCCTGACGACCGCGTTCTGATTTCAGATTGAACTGAACTTTGGCGTATAGACCGCCAATACCAGCGGCACGCATCTTCATTGGAAGTCGTGGATCCGATGGTGGAACTTCGTACATTTCAAGAACTTTGCCAATTGGCTCATTCCAGTTGTGACCCCAAACAACACGGGGTTTGCGCCTCTTAAGGCTGTCTGTGAAAGCGCCCGGAACGATGATGTCGCCGACACTGTCCTTGTTGCCGATTCCCGCAACGAAACATTCAACTACGCCTTGCGCTTCGTCAATGTTGAACTGACCTTGTAGCGCCTTGTATTGCTGTGTTTCGGTCATCGTCGTAGACATGGTTCTCCAATTAAAAGTTGTTTATTAAACAATAAACTATTTGGAGTCCCAAAACGGGAACACTTTAAGTATAACCCCTGTGTTTTACTGAAAATACTATTCAGTGAAACCAAAACGCAAACGACAACGACAATTGAAAGTCAATGCAGGCGGAGCAACTGGATCACCGGGAAAGCGCAATGCAAGACCATCAACGATGAACCCGTCACCAAACTCAACGGTTTTGCCTTCAAGGAATTTATGTGCATTACGCACACGCGAGTCCTTACGGGTGATCCAGGTTTTTGTCATACCAACATTGTTTTCTTTGCCAGCCAAGAAGACACCGCCGTTGTATGAAGCCTGAGCCTCATGTTCAGCAATATCCCTGCGACGCTTGGAAATTAGTTTCAAGAAAATGGCGATCAAAGCCAAGCGCAAAAGCACCGAACGCTCTTCTTCATCTTCTTCCATCAGCGCAATGGCTATCGCTGCTGAAATTTCTTCTGCCGTTGTGGTGTTTGCCTGTTGCATACGCTCTATTTGTTGCTGAGCAAGTTTCTCAACCTCTTGTGGCTCCATCACTACATTGCTACTAGTGCGTGAAGCGACATACTCTTTGGCATCAGTGTAGATAGCCAAAATGATTGGCTCTAGATCTTCTGCTAGTTGCTTGTCCCAAATCTCGCGATCAAAAATCATGTCAACTGTTAGCACACCGCTAGATATTGACTTGACTCCTCGTTTGCCAAAAGCCTTCTCCAAAACGACTCGCTGTTGGCGTTCAAAGATTCTCTCAAGGGCACGGTCAAGTATTTCCGTCCATCGCTCTGTGTCTGTGTCGGCTTTTGTTTCTAGTTCTTGCACAAACTTCAGTTGCATTTCA